TCGAAGGTTTCCCTATATTCTAATGCGTATTATTTAACCTGTCAAGGATTACCTGTTTAAAGGTATCTTTCCTTTACCAATCTCATCTCTCCAATGATTCAAGAGGTCTAAAAGAGTTTGTCTTACAGGAATCTCTGGCTTCCAATCAATAGTATTACGTATCTTAGTGTTATCAAACATCTGATAGTCTGCATCAATAGGTCTCAGTCTCTGCACGTCTTCCATAATCTCAATATCAACAGTACTAAACCCTAAAAGTATATCAACTATCTCCGTCAATTTAAATGCTTCTTCTCCTGCAATATTAAAATACTCACCTGGTGCTACGTCTGCATTCATCAGTAACCAGTATGCTCTCACTGCATCCCTACAATCTTGGAAGGTGCGAGTGCAATCTAAGTTACCAACAAAAAGATATGGTCCTTGATGCCCTGCCTCTATAAGTGCAATCTGTTTAGCAACTGTACTCTCAAAGAACACATCACTTCTACGTGGCCCAGTATGAGTTCCCATACGAGTCATAAAAGTCTTTATACCATATGCCTCACCATAAAACCTTCCAAGATAATCAGTTCCTATCTTGCTTATACTGTAAGGACTAGCACCGTGAAGAGGTGTATCTTCCTTAAGGATTAATCCAGTAGGAGCACGTCCATACACCTCGCTAGAGGAGCATATATGAACCACTGGGTCATACTGTGATTCAGGACTCACTTGACGAATTGCTTCTAGTAGATGAGCAGTCCCAATAATATTAGTCTGTAAAGTCTCTATTGGAATATTAAAAGAAGTCTGAGGATATGATTGCGCTGCTAGATGGGAAATATAATCTGGTCTTACCTCATCTATCATCCTTGTAACAGACATTGCATCATTCAAATCTGCATAGTAAAGGGAGATGCGATCCTTCTTATTAATACGATCAGTTAAATGATATAGATTATCCAGTGGTTCTTGCCACCGCATCATACCCACTACATCATGCTCAGTATTCTCTAAAATATAATCAGCCAGTTGAGAACCTACCTGTCCTGTTATACCTGTAATAAGTACCTTCATATAGCTCCTATCTTATCATCAACTCTCGTAAGTGGCCTAGCAGCACTGTTTAATTGTATGTTCCCAGACACACTTACCCTAGTTTCATCACAATCATAAAAAGGATATACCTCATGTTTTAACTGTCCTGGAAAAAATAACATCTTCCCTTCATCTGCCGGACATAATTCATAAGGATAATTCCTAACCTTTCCTAGGATATCAGTGTATACAAATTGGAAAACAGAAGCTGCAGGTGAATTAGATGTTGCAGATCTCCTATGTTTATTCTGTTGAAAATATGAAGTAGGAATCTTCATCCAAATTACAAAACTATAAACTCCTCCATGATTATGCAGGGGATTAAATTCATTTTTCTTCTGGTAATTTACCCAGAAGGTATTCATATGATATGGAAATCTTTGATTGATTGGAAATTCATTTCCTAAACAACCAATTTTTGATTCATACTCATGTATTAATGGTCTAATAGTATTACGAAAAAACCACTCACTCCTATCCATAAGGAGATAACTACCATCTATATTTCCAGCCAGCTGCCCTTTATAATCTCCTTTCTTATTGTCTATACATCTCCATACATAATCAAGTTCTTGTTGGTCTAATTTATATTCTAACCAAGAATAATTAGGAGGAACCCGTACTCCTATCTCTGAACCTACTTTCATAAAAACTCCAATGTAGTTGCATCTTGAATAGACCGTGCTGGTCTACCCAACACTTCTTCTAAATGATTAGACCTCATTGAAACAATAGCAGGTCTATCCTGATAGAATTTTTCGTTAGGAGTAATCACTTTCATTTTAAGACCTGGGTAAACAGAATCCTTTAAGATTGTAGCAAACTCAACTCTAGATAAAGTTTCTGGTCCTCCGCAATTAATAACATTCTCTCCACATACATCCCAGTTATTATACAAAGCAATGATAGCATCAACAGTATCATCTCTATGCACTACTGACCGTGAAAAAGGATCAAATATCTCTGCGGTAGCACCCTCCTCAGCACAATTTCTAAGATATGTAGTAAATCTATCTTCCTTAAAGAAATTATATGACAACCTTAGTACTTTGAATAAAGGATACTCAAGGAATCTTTTCTCTACTAGTGCCTTCATCTCAGCATAGACACCCAAAGGATCTACTGTTTCCTCTTCATCAAACTCACCAAGAACATTTCCATACACCGCATCACTAGAAAGGAATATAACTTTACATCCCCTCTTCAATGCTTCATAAATGAAATCCCCTGTAGAAGTTACATTAACTCGCAACGACTCCTGAAATTGATTGGCACATACAGAAGGTTCTGATATAGCAGCACAGAATGCTACTACATCCCCCATCTTTAAAGTGTCAAAGTCATATCGGAAACCATCTTCAGCAAGGTTAATAACATGATACCCACTATCATGGGTAAACAAATGTGGTCGGGCAGGAGAAACTACTTTTCTAATATCATATTTTCCCTCAGTCTTCTCAACTAATCTACTGCCAATATTTCCTTTTGCTCCGATGATGTGGAGGGTAGCCATTTTTTAAATCTCTCTAAACGTTCAGGTGTACCAATGTCAAATCTTTCTGTATCTAAAACCTTATAAGATAAATCCATACCAGGAAGTATATCATACTCCATACTCAAAGGCAACCTCAGTGGTATGTTCATATCTTTCTTATAGAATTTATAAATGCCAAGACTTACCAATTCTCTACCAGAAGCCTCAGGGTTCTTCTCCACAAATTCTTCTACCTTTCCATTCTTCCCTTTAATATATCCTACATCGTCTGTTACGTTCTCTTCAGCCACAAACAAAGTAGAAGTATCACAGTCCAAGTTCAAATCTCCACTAAAAAAAGTATCACCATTCATTACATAAAATGATTCAGGAGCCTTTACCTTACACAAAAATCCTGCTGTTCCAGAAGGTTCTCCCTCATTAAATATATCAATCCCAAAGTCCCTATATTGCCGGAAATATCCATAGTTAAGATTAGAACATACCAATGTAATATCAAAACCCTTTAAATTATTAATCACATAATCTAAAAAAGGATTGTCATGAACATCCACTAAGGGCTTAGGCATTCCCTTAGTAATAGAAGCAAGACGAGTTCCTCTTCCCCCTACTAAAAGGTATAACTTAATCCCCTGTGATAACTCTGTTACTATCATGCTCAAAATGTTGGGTAGAGAATTCAAATAGGTCAGTATCTTCTAAGGCATACATCTGGTGTCTTAATCCCCTATAAATATGGAACTTATCACCACGATTGAGAATAATCTCTTTTGCCTTTTCTATATCATCATCCTCTGAATATTTTAACAATATTCTTCCTTCTTGTAAATAAAAAGTTTCATCTTTTAATGTATGATAATGCCATGAACATTTCTTCCCCTTGATCATGTGTAATAATTTACCACAATAATCTTCCTTGTTCACAATCCACTTCTCATATCCCCACCCTTTGGGATGAATCTCAATAGGAGCACCCTTCTCTACTGTCGCCATACATCAACCCCATGCTTAACAAACTTAAAAGGAACCACCCTACCCATACTTCTTTCTTTTAATGCTGTGATAAGTTCATGTCTCTTCTCAAATTCAGTAAAGAGAACCATATGACCTCCACCACCTGCTCCAGAAATCTTAGCAGCGGTTGCACCGTTACGCAATGCATAATTATATGTATCTATAATCTCAGGAGAAGCAACTTTCTCATTGGTTTCTAACTTCATCTTCCAATAAGTATTCATCAACGCAGATATCTTTTCAAAATCTCCTGTAAGTAATGCATTCTTATATTCTATACATGCTTCTTTAATCTTATGGGTTGCATCAATAACTTTCTTATTATCTACCAGATTCTTAGCAGTATTCTCAATGACTCTAGAATCTTTACGTGGCTTACCAACATAATAGAGTACAGTATTTAACTCCATCATATTCTGTGTCTTATAATTTAACCTCAATGGATTAACAACTGTTCTTCCATCCTTTAAACATTCAATATAATTAAACCCACCAAATGCTGCTGCAAATTGGTCCTGCTTCCCTCCAGGAAGGTCACATATCTTTCTCTCAATCTCAATAGCATCCTCTGCCACATCATATTCACCCACCGGCAGACCATAGTATTCACAAATAGCAGACACCAATGCCACCACAAGAGCACTAGAACTACCGAGTCCACTACCAGGAGGTGCCTCAACATACGTAGTAATCTTAACAGGTTCTCTCTCTAATTCGTAAGTAAGATGTTGATAGGTATTAATAAGAAGTTTTAAAGGACTCTGAGTATATGCATACTCCATGAAATCTGAACTATAAAAATCCTTTGCCTCTTCTATTCCTAAATCAACACTCTTGAAAACCCAATGTGTCTCACGCTTACAACAATTATAAGGTTCTATCTTACAGTAAGCATACTGATCTATGGTCCCATTAAGAACCACACCACCATACTTTTTCCAATAAGGTTCAAGATCGGTTCCCCCCCCTGCCAATGCCATTCTTAATGGGGCTTTTGCAAATACTGTCTTCATAATTAATAATGAACCTGATAATCTCCACCAACTTTATTAATTCTATTGTTATCTAAGTGATGTTTAAGGAGCAATTCATTACACCAATATCCATCTGATTTATTAGACTGTCTTACCAATTGACCTAAACAATTAAACAACCCACAATATACATTCATAGCATTAGTAGAACCCATAGCATACCAATCACCCACCATACCGTCAGGATGGTCTGGATTATGCTGATAATAAACAGCACTATCATCCTCAGGAGGTTCAGTAAATTGTATCTGAACATGAGGACCATAATCCATACGATTACGAATTACCCAATCATAATGTGTATTAGTTTCCGTAGCAGATCTTTCCTTTATTAGGTTTGACATCATAACACTGTACCACATACAGTGAGTAGTATTATTAAGATATGATTCAGCCTTTTCTATATGATCCTCACCAGATATCTCATAAGCCCATGTATGTGCCTTCTGAAAAGTCTTTGCAGGATAATCAAACTGCCTATTCCAAGTCTTAGGTTTGTCTACCATCATTGCTCTAGGTTTATAGAGTTCACCTATTTTGTCTAGTGCCTGAGGATCTAATTGATGTCCTTCTCTACCAGGAATAACAGATTCTGTACTTAAATTATCAGGATCAAACCAAGTATGTACAAATACATCTACATCATTATAATCTAAAAGTGCAGACTTTAATTTCTGATACCCACCTTCAATTACTCTAGGTTGTCCTGACAAACATAATGCTACTTTCATAGGTCTTCTCCGTTAACAAACACAACATCACTCATAGGAGCCCTGTTATCCTGTATATATTCATAATCCATATCAAAAAATACATTAAAGTTTTTAGATTTCATATAATCAATACACTCTTTCTTAACTGATTCACCCTTAAATCTAGGGACTCTATTAGGACATTCAATAGTTATAAACTTCACCCTGCTCTTTAAAGTTTCATCATTTATAGACTTCACAATCTCAAGATCCTTTCCTTCAGCATCAATCTTTATAAAATGAACAATTCCTTCAGGAAGATGTTGATCAATTACTTCCTGTAAGGGATATACCATAACATCATGCACAACATGCTCAATATTTTTTATCTTATTAATAGTGTCTTCTGGATACCAAAACTTATCCTTTATACCCTCATGTGGTGAAAGATTATCCAATAATAAATTAGAAAAAGAACTAGTTTGATCATCACTATTCATATAGAATGTCCTAGAAGTTATTACCCCAACATTATCAACACCACATTGCATAAAAAAAGTATAATCTACTGATGTCTTATGAACAATGGGTCCTCCTGGTTTCTCCGAAGTGTGATGATTAATAGGATCAATTCCTATGGAGAAAATATTTTCACGAGGAAATACATGCCACAATTCCGTCATAAAAGATGCCCTAGCTGCCCCAACATCAATGACGTTTATACGTTCATAAGACTCCTTCAAAGAAGCAAACGCAGTGGCATTAACATAACTCATCCCGCCTTTCCTACATAATCGCTACAGATACCATAACAATCATACTCTTTAACATCTTCTACATTCTCTATAACCATAACAGTCTGAGAAGTAAAAGGTTTGCCTGGAGAAGACCAAATATAATTCTTACTAGTCAATGTATAATCATCACCTTGATGCCAGAAATAATTATATCCACTTGTATTAGTAGTAAATTCATGAAGGGTGGTAAAGTCTTTACAATGAATCCACAGATTGTCAGCTCTACCTGCTAACCACCACCAGGTAACCTCATACTGTCGTTCACAATGTCCCAACCACAATTTAGACTCCTTAGAATCCCACCAAAGATCAACCTCAACATCATATCCCTCAGCAATGCATTTATCTATTTGCTTAGGATGATTTTCAGTGACAGAATTAGGGCCATCAATATTGCCCTTATGTGCTATTAGTTTCATACTACGTATTTATCGGAAGGAATAGAAGGCCATCTTACTACAACAAGACTTACATCTGTTAAACATTCTACATCAGAAATCTCATTTTTACCATAGGTCCACATGTCACCCGCCTTCAAATGTTTACCAGAGACCATTAATTCACCCTCAATAATATAGGTTAACTCAATTGTAACCTTATGAGTATGACGTTGATGAGGAGATCCTTTCTTATGTTGATGGTGAGCTACCTCAAAGAAAGGATTCTTAAAGACGGATGGTTCAAAGTCTCCTACAAACCATCCACCCTTCATATCATTTATGTTGAAGGTCTGCATATTCATGCTCCAAAAAGTGACGACGCTCAGAAGGTGTTCCCATAGACCATAGATTTTCTATAGGATGAATAACAATCTTCATACCCTCCTCAATAAAAAGATTGTAAAGAGGAGCAACATAGAACTCATTCTTCACTCTAATATTCCTCTTCATCATCTCTCCAGCTAAACGAACAAAATCAGATCCTCTGGCAAAATGATACAACCCCGCATGGGCATAATTACTAATCACTTCTTTCTCTGCTGTCCGTCTAACATATCCATCTCTACCTAATTCAGAATAACTATAAGCACTATTATCAGCATGGAAAGTTACTACCACACCATCAGCATCCTCTCTAACCCCTGCAGGATTAAAATGAGGTTCAAAATACATGTCCAAAGTAGTGATAGTTAATGGTATATCATTATCAATATAATCTTCTGCATAGAGACAAGAACAAAGAGTACCTTCAGTCTCTCTATCTACAATAATGATCTCAATATCTTCACCAAATTTCTGACGAAGAACCTTATCCATTTGGTTATTAACTACAGTATCTTTACGAATAACAAAGATTAAATTACATTCATCGGTCTTAATACACGACAAACTCCAATCAATTATTTGCTTATGACCTACATCAATCAACTGTTTAGGAGTAGTAAATCCCTCATCCCTAAACCTTTGACCTTTACCTACCATAGGAATTAGTAGATTATACTTTTTCATAATAAATTTTCCTTCAATAAGTTAGTAGCAATACGATGAGACTTAATTACTGATTCCGTAAGACCACTTCCCATAATCATAGACCTAATAAATCCAGAAGCAAAGTAATCTCCTGCACCCAACACATTTATATCAGAAAGAAATAACTCTTCAGGAACATTATAATCTTCTATAGTATTCCCATCTGAAATAGAACTCCCTGTGGGATGATGCATAATAACATATCCTTTAACCAACTTACCCAACTCCAAGATATCCATAAACAAATCTTCTTTAGCAATAAAAAGATAGTCAAGATGTGGAAGTAAATCAATACACCTTTCAGGATTCTCCTTTGTAATATCAGCAGATACAATCCCTTTAAGTTTAGAGATAAAAGATGTATCACTTAACTGATTAATATAGGAAATATGATGCCAGTAGTCATCAGTAGGAGAAGCAGGATTCTCCTTAACATTAAAAGAACACCTGCCAACTCTATAATTATTTTCCTTATCTACCAACACTAGTGCATGACCAATAGAGAGAGGTTGAATAGAAACATTCAACCCCTGTCCCTGAGATACTAATCCCGCCCATACATTAGCAATACCTCCAAGAGATGGTGTCTCTTTGAAGTCAACTAATATTCTATCGACTGTAAGATGCCCGTAGAGGGTAACACTTTTACACATTTATTTCATCGCTGCACTAGATGCTTCTGCCTTATCAAGATCGGCAACTGCTGCTTCAGGAGCATCCTGAACAATACCCTTACCAACAAGGAAATCATAAAGTTCCTGAACTACTCCTTGACCACCCTTTGATTTAAGAAGATACAAACAATTCTGTCTTATTATTCTTGGAGAATCTGATGGAGCAAATGTCCAGAACAAAGTCTTGAACATAGAGAGATCAAAGTAATCATCCCCAACGAATGCCATGTTCTCTTTCTTTACATCATATGTTGATTCAAGATGAGAAAGGTAAACACTCTTATCCAATCCCAGATCTGATCCGCGAGTACAATAGAATGGTATATTTCTTTGTCTTGCCATCTCAGCATTCCAATTATCACCTGAAAGCATGATAACCTGAACACCTGCTGCTATAAATCTTTTAATTGCAGTAAAGTCTTTACAACGAAACCTCTTATATACTGGTTCATGTTTCTCAGTATATACCTTGGTTCCATCAGTAAGAACACCATCAATATCAAGAATCAGTAATTTAATCTTTGACTTCTCACCTATACACTCACTTAATGTAGAGCTATAAGTTTCAGGATATGCAGACATAATTTTAAATGACTATACAGAAATGTTATCAGGGTTAAGGCAAAAAGTCAAGAATAAATCTTCTTACTAATTTGCCATCTAATCCATTCATAGGTTTTCTTAATCCCTTCTTCAAGGGGAATAGAATAATCCCATCCAAGCTCTTCACGAATAAGAGTGTTGTCAGAGTTCCGACCACGCACTCCTAACGGTCCTTCAATATGAACTTTCTCTACTTTCTTACCTGCAACCTTAGCAGCAATGTCTACCAACTCATTAATAGTTACCATCTCTTCAGAACCAATATTAACTGGTCCCATAAAGTCTGATTGCATTAATCGATAGGTTGCTTCGACGCATTCATTAACGAGCAAGAAGGAACGAGTCTGTAAGCCGTCTCCCCACACCTCGATGGATCCACCTTCCTGTGGGAGTTCAGCGACTTTGCGGCAGATTGCTGCTGGAGCTTTCTCTCTTCCACCTTCCCAGGTTCCTTCAGGTCCGAAGATATTATGATATCTGGCAATGCGAACAGGAATACCGTAGTTCCTATTAAAAGTAAGGTAGAGACGTTCGCTGAAAAGTTTTTCCCATCCATATTCTGAGTCCGGTGCTGCAGGGTATGCTGAATCTTCTTTGCAATTAGGATTGTCTGGTTCTAATTGATTGTACTCTGGATACATGCAAGCAGAACTAGAGTAAAATATCTTTGGTTGCTTCTTAGGATGATGTTCTGGTTCATACTTATCTAGTCTCTCATTCATTCTACGAACTTCATCAAGAACGTGAAGGTTAATAGACACTGAGTTGTGCATAATATCTGCATCATGTTCCCCAGTGAATACAAATCCCGCACCACCCATGTCAGCAGCAAACTGATAAATCTCATCAAAACAATCTACCATTCTATATGGTATGTCATTATAAAAATTACCTTGATATCCTTTAAACTCAAGGACTCTAGTAACCAACTCTACATTACGGAGATCACCAAACACAAATTCATGTGCTTTGGTCTCTGAAAATTCAGGTTCTTTTACATCCACACCTCGTACCCAGTATCCCTTATTCACGAGATACTGAACCATATGACTGCCGATCATTCCACCGGCACCTAAGACAAGTGCAGTCTTCTTATACTCACTCATGATCCATTCATTCCTATAGTATATAGTCTACCTTAAGAACATAAAGATTTCAACCCCTCATCAAAAGATATCTGTGGTTCAAATCCTAAATCCTTTAGTTTATCTCCATTAACAGAGTAATTATATGCCTGAGCAATCTTATTAAACTCAGGATAATCTACATATTTAAATTCACTTTTACTCCCCAAGTACTCTCTTGCCCTTTCCATAATAGTTTTAAATGGTAAAGGATTTCCTGCTGCAATATTATAGATAGAATTTATTTCTCCCTTCTCTATCACCAGTTTCATAGCACGACATATATCACTGACATGCATATAATCTCTGAGTTGCATACCATCATCATAAAGAGTAAGTGGTTTATCTTCCTTCATCAATCCAATGAGGAACTTAAGAACATTCTTCTGTGCTGAAACAGTCTTATCATCACCATAGACATTAGCAATCCTCATGATGCGATACTTCACCTTAAATGTTTTACAATATGAAATCAATAACCGTTCTGCACATCTCTTAGTAATAGAATAGAACCCTCCTGGTTCACATGGATCTCCTTCCTTCGCATCAATCACATCTGTTCCATATACAAAAGCACTACTTACAAAATTAAAAGTCAAATTCTCATCCTTACAGTGGTCTAATACATCTGTTAACACTGTTAGATTAGTATCAATATCAATATGCAAATCCTTAAAGACATGACTATTAGTAGTGGTACTAATGAAATAGATTATATCTTTTGATTCTGGTTTCCTTTCTTCCCGTGGGATTTTAATAACCTCATCGGCATATAGATCACAAAAAGTACCACCAATAAAACCAGTAGCACCATAGACAGAAAGCTTATTCATACTCATACTTGTGACAGTCTTTAAATGATTTGCCGACCTGATCCTTTAACGATAGAACAGGATTACCTTCAAAAGGCCATTCTATTCCCAACTCAGGATCATTCCACATCAATGTTTCCATAAACTCTGGGTAATAATAATCAGTGCATTTATATTCAAACTCTGCATAATCACTAAGAGTATAGAATGCATGAGCAAATCCTATAGGAACCCATAGCATAACATTATTCTCGGCAAGTTCAATACCAAATGATTTCCCAAAGGTAGGAGAACTCTTCCGAAGGTCCACAATCACATCGTAGACAGCACCCTGAGTGCATCTAACTAACTTTCCTTGTGGATATTCTGTTTGATAATGCAGACCCCGTAAGACACCCTTAGAGGACTTAGAATGATTGTCTTGAACGAAATCATCCATCGCTCCAGTAACATCCCTAAACCTCTGAAGACTAAAAGATTCTAAAAAGAATCCTCTCTCGTCATCAAAACGAGGAGTAGTGATGACATATGCATCCTTTAAATTAGTTTCCTTCGCTTTCATCAAAATACTTATTCAACAGTTCAGGAGAATACTGCTCAACATTTTCATCTACCCTTTCCTCTCTCTTGGCTTTCTCAAGTTCATAAACTCTGTTTCTGAGTTCGGTAGAAGAATATTGATGTCTTCTCATATGAAAGTATAACTCAATTCCATTATCAATGCAATACTGCTTACCAGTAAAGTCTCTATCCTTATACTCTTCACTCAGAAATCTAATATGAACAGTCTGGGTTTGAATCAAGTTAAGCAAGTCTGCTTCTGTCTCATACACCAAAATCTCATCAACATATTTACAACCTTGTAACTGAACGTAACGTTCATATACAGATTGAGTTGGTTTATTCTTTACACCAGGACGATCAATAGTTGGATCCACCTGCAGTGCGACTATCAAATAATCGCACAGATGCTTCTCCATCTTCATCATGGTTACGTGGCCAGCATGAAATAAATCACAGGAACTACAATTAAATCCAATTTTCATAATAAATTATAAATTATTCGTCCCAATTTATAGGAACCGGTTGACCCTGTTCATCCTTAGCTGTCGGATGTAGTTCTGCATCTACTACTGCAATTAAGTTAGCGAGTTGTCTCTCTATTTTATCAAGTCTGTCTGGAGATACTGCATTATCAAAAATTGCTTTCTTCAAACCCTGCAATTCACCAGCATCTACACCATCATGTGTATGAGATTCTAATTTTTGCAGTCTTGATTCTACTTCAACATCATACTTAGACATTGATGCTCCACTAGAAGACTTCCCTGATGTACCTTTAAATGCCATTGTTCTTTACGTTTTTAGATATTTATTATAGGAACTGGCGTGGCTGGGCTCGAACCAGCGACATTCTGATTAACAGTCAGACGCTACTACCAACTGAGCTACACGCCACCGTGTGATCCTTAACATAACAAGGGACACCTGCCGGATCTAACCATTTAGTGTACTCAAAATCTTCAATAGCAGTGGTAAGTTGCATACTATTGTCACAAAGATACATATCTCTATATCTCTTTGTGTAATAATCTTCTTTTTGAATACGGTAGTCTGGTTTCCCATTCTCTAAGGTTCCCGCCTCCACATAACGGTAAGGATACCGTTCCATAATTACTTTCATTTTACTTCAACCTCTTGAAGATCCTGTCTAACACATTCCATTACATTTGCGTAATCGTATTCTGGATCTTCTCCTGTTAACTCCAACCCTTCCCCAACATAGTATCTCTTAAGTTTTTTATATAGTTTTGGATTTTTTACATCCAAATAAATTTCTTTGTTGGCGGCAGCACGTAATGTGCTGAGATCTTTACTGAACTTTGAAGTTAGAGTCATTGGTTTGAATGTGACTTTAAGATTATAGGAAAGATTGTAAACTAAGTCAAGCTGTCATACTTTTAGTTAATGATCCCCATTCTCCACATAAAGAATAATTAAAAGGGAGACAAATTCTTTGCTCACTACTATTATTTCTAGTAGCACTATGATGTAAATGAGATGGAAATAGATATAAGTCTCCAGGTCCGGGTCTAAACGTTATAGATGTGGAGTTTATCATATTATATTCTTCAATTTGTTTACTAGGATCCATATTACCCGCACACCAATTTGGAGGATCATGCTCAAATTCAAGATCTCCACTAGTCTCAGTTACATGAAAATAATATATTCCTGTTAACCAAGAATTGCTATGAAAATGTCTAGGAGAATATCCTCCTTTATCCGTAAGAAGTATCCAACTACATTGATGTTTTAATCCTACTGACTTATTAAGATGTAAATGATCCCGCAAATAATATTCTGTATGTCGATCTACCTCTTCTTTTAACTTCCTATTCTCCAACAAACAATCTTGGTCCCTAGAAATAAGACCACCATCCGCATCCACATACTGTCTCACAGTAGAGATTTCAAAATCCACACCAATATTATCCACGTATATTGGTGTAGGAAAAAGTAAATGCAACTGAGCACTCATGGACCATCACTATTGTTCATCTTATAAATGTATTCATCCGAAGGGACTAAGACTGCGCTGACCTCTCCATCGGTCACCGCAATCTTCTCACCTTTCTCTACTCGCTTAATGATTCCTGCAGAATCATCAACGAACTCTTTGATTGTTAAAG